TGTAGATCCACCCGCTGGCCTTATCGCCGAGCGTAGCAACTGCACTGAAAGCAAGCGAGAACGTGCCGCTTGTGATCTCGATGAGATTTCCAGCGTCCGCCACGGTGACCGTATCGGCGCTCGTGATCGGCCGCCGATCCAACGACTGATCGAGTAGCCACGATGCCAGGCCGCCAATGCTCACCAGGTCGTAACGGCCGGTGCCCCCGGGCTGTGCCGGCAGGGCAGCGGAGAAAGCCAGCTGGTCGGCGTAGTTTTTGGTGATAGCGGTCAAACGCCATTCCGTGCCATTGTAGACAGCGAGGTATAGGACGCCCACGACCAGGTCTCCGCTGGCCAGCGCGGCACCGCTTACCGATTTCAGGTCTTTGGTCCCAAGCCCCGAAATATTCAAGGTGGATGCGCCGGTGTTCTGGACGGTCGGGGAGAACAGGGCGGTCAGGCGAGAGGAATATCCGACCAGTGGCGTCACGGGTGTGATCGTGTATGCGTTCGCCACGCCTCCGTCCGTCCCCGTGACGAGAACCCCGCCAGTGAAGCCAGCGAAGCAATTCTTGACGGCGGTCTTGAGCAGCCTGATATGGTCGTCGCCCTGCGATTTCGGATCGGTGCCCGGCGGGTTCGCCGCGTTCAGATCATTGATGTAATTGCCCGTTTCCAAGCTCATGGCGTTTTCCTATTTCGTGCGCGTGATGGTGTAGCCGCTGATCTTTCGGCCGGATGAGGTGTCTTTGTAGACAGCATCGACAGAGAACAGCTGCCCGGTCAGGCGGGTGTGCTCTTGCGCGGCGATGTAAGCCCCGCGGTTTTCAAGGTCTTCCCAGTCAACTTTTGTGGACAGTGGCAGCGTATCGCCCACTTCCATGGCACCGAGGTCGATCATGGGGTGCTCCCATCGGATCGGGCCGCGATCGTGCCTGCGGCGTTCCAGTCAGTGAGGTTCACACCCTCTACGGCCTCGGCGAAACTCTGGTTGTACTTTTCCTGCCAGCGGTCGTTGCTGCTGAACTTCGCCGCTTCGACCAGCGCGCCCCAGAGGTAGACGCTTGGCCAATTGGCCAACAGCGTGTTGGATGGGGTGCCATCACTGAGAGCTTCGAACTCCGCCGACTGAGTGGCGTGAATGGTGTAGACCGCGTCCGGGGTCGGGCCCAGGTAGATCCGTTCGCCAATGATCGAGTAGCAACGTGGGGTGCCGGCTACCTCCATGCCAAACTGCTGGTTGAAGACGTCGGGCGACATATAGTCGAGCTTTGGCTGCACCCCGGGGATCGATAGGGAACGGATTCGCAGGACGGTACCGGGGATCGCCGCATACTGGACGCCGGCCGTGGTCGGGATCTGCACCACCGAGCCTTGCAGACGCGAGGCGAGCCGCGCGCGAATGCGATCCTCGGCGAGGGTGATGAAGTCCGGGATATCGCCGGTCAGATTGGTCCGGTGCATCCAGTTCGCAACTGCGGCCTGCAGTTCGGTGTAGTTGGATATCGCCATCACAGCCTCCCGGGCCAGATGCGGAACATCGAGTTGTCCGGGTTGTTGCAGAGGCGCCGAATGTGCTCCTCATTCGCCATGAACTCGCGAAAATCGATGCCGTTCTCGTTGCAGTACTTCTCGACGATCACCATGGGAATACTGGCGGCGTGCCGCATTTCACTGCTGCCGTGATACCCCTCGTTGTGCAGGGCCTTGGCGCGCTCCATGATTGGAGTGCAGTCCTGGATGCGCTCGAAGGTAGTCAGGGCGCCGTGCACATGGATGCGGGTATGCACGGCATCCTTCGCGCGCTTCTGCAAGCGGGCCTGGAGCACAGGATTCACAGCAGCACCTCTTGCCCCGGGCGTGCGGTAAAGGTTGGCGTTCCGGCGTTGTTCTCCGTGACGAGCTGCGCGTAGGCGCCAGCCGGGATGATCCCCGACAGCGTGCCGGTCACGTTCTGCACCAGGGAAAGGCCGACAGTCAGCGCACCAGTCTGCCCATTCACGAATCGGGTGATCTCCTGCGTGTCTGTCGTGCAGGCGTTGTCGGAATAGATGCGCAGGTAGACCGTACCTTGCTGGCCGGCCAGCAGCGTCAGGCTGGTCAGGATGTCGACGCCGTAGCTGACCTGAACGTCCCGTGTTGTCGATGGCTGGAAGCACGTATCGAGTGCACGCGTGGTGTAGTTGAAGCTGCGGGCGGTGCCGGACGTGACGCGGCCTTGCGTGTCGGTCGTCACGCCGCTGTAGGTGCCTGGTGTGCCAATGCTCGGCATGCTGATCGTGCCGCTCGTGGTAATTGAGCCGCCGGACAGACCTGAGCCGGCTGTCACATTGACGACCGAGCCGACTCCAGGCGCACCGGTGGCGCCGATCAGCGATGCCAGCCACTGAGGTTCAGTCCCCACAAAGCCATTGGCAACGGCAATTTCATAGGCGGACTTCCCATTGCTACCGTTCGTGCCATTCGATCCATTGGCACCGGCTGCGCCGGCGACACCCTGGATCCCCTGAACGCCCTGTGGCCCTTGCGGCCCTTGCGGGCCAACTGTCAGCGGGACGTCAATGACTCCGCTGGAAACCATGAAATTGCTGCTCAGCTTCAGGCAGATAGGTACTGCGCCCGCTGAGGTTGGTGGCAGCGATACGACGCAATCGACCGTGCTGTCCGGCGGCACAAACTTGCTCAAGTAACCTGTATTGGCAGCATTGCGCTGGTCCAGCCGCAAGGCATATGGCACCTGAGCGGATGCGATACCTGCCGCGACCAGCAACAGCAAAGCAATGAAGATCCGTTTCATTCTGTGGCTCCTTAGCAATCTTCCAGAGGAGCGCAATTCACAGTCCCGGCAGCGGTGTCCTGGATTGCGGCCCAATGCGTGTAACCACGGGGACAATCGAGCACCAGGCTTTCACCGGGGATCAACATGATGTCCGTGGCCAGTGCTGTCGGCGCGCCAGCGCCCATGCGAATGTGCGCATAGGCTGTTGCCGTGAAGCGGTAGTATTTGGCGATCTCACCGCTCGAAGCGGGCGGCAAGACCGCGTTGGCAGACGCGGCGCCGGTCGTGATGTTGTTGCCGGTGACGGCGATCGTCATGCTGTCGCGATTTCGAAACATGGTTTGCTCCCTGCGGTGTGCAAAAAAAACGGCCCCGAAGGGCCGTTTGCCTGTGCTGAGCGGTTTCAGATCAGGTGGTAGTGGATAAAGACAGTCCCGACCAGGCCGACCGTGCTTGCCGACCCGGTACCGGTCAAGAACTGGGTAGTCGTCATCTTCTGGACCGCCTTGCCATTGGTCCCTTTGTCGTCGAAGTTGTTGACGACCTTTTCCGTCGCGTTGGCGTTGTAGCCATCGACCAGATTGTCGGACGTGGTGGTGCCGTTGGCCGCGGTGCCGAAGTCGAAGGTGGCCGCGCCGGTCGACTTGGTCGTGATGTCGATCTCCAGGAAGTCCACGATGATCGAGGCGTTTTCCGGGTTCTGCCAGGCGAAAAGAGCACCGCCCGTGGTCGCGGCCACGCCGGCCAGAGCCACCTTGGCAATCTTGATGTTGCGGTTGCCGGTGCCGCCGACCTTCGCCATTTCCGAAGCGCTGGCGTCGTCGACAAAGGCCACACCACCGTCGGCGCGCTGTACTGCATTGGTTCCCATAATTTTCTCCTTCGAGGGGCGGGGGCGAAGCCCCGCGCAGGTTGATTACAGGATGTCGACGATGGCGCCGTTGGCCTTCGGATTGCAGGCTTCCAGGCAGTATTCGGCCAGGATCTGCTTGCGGATGCTGTCGCCGGTCTTCGCCAGGTCGAACTGCTGCATTGGACGGTAGTAGGCGACAGCCCACTTGTCCATTTCCAGCAGGAAGACATCGCGTGCGCGCTGGAAGCGGTTCGGAACTGCCTTCAAGGTACCGAAGTCGCTCACGTAGATGTCGACTGCCGCCGTAACCTTCTTGTCCTCGGCTTCGTCCATGCGCGTGGCGTTTCCGGTGAAGGTCGAGAAGGTCTGCTTCGCCAGGGGGCCCAGCATGATGACGTTCGGATTGCCGCCGGAGGTGTAGCACTTCTGCGCCACGTCTTTCAGCAGCGCCTCGGTGAAGGCACGCTGGGTGCCGTCGGTCTGCGCCACGTTCGTGGTGTAGTTCGGGGCCACGTAGCCGGTGCCTCCGTTGACGTTGGCAGAATCGACCCAGCCGACCAGGCCGCGGCTGCGGCGTGGCGAAGTCGCCAGCACGTTGTTTTGGGTCAGGCCGACCTCCATGTCGCGCTTCAGTTCGAGGGACTTCAGCGACATCTGGTAGGCCATTTCCGACGAGCGGCCGGCGGACACGGCCGCTTCTTGCGAGCCCGATACGCTGGCCGTCTTGGTGGAGATCTGTGTACGATTGTTCAGGCGAACGGTTGGCGTGGCGGCCACGGCGGTCGCGTCATCGCCTTCGGCCGCTTCATTGTTCGCGGCAGTGGCCAGTTCCTGGGTTTGCCATTCGTGCAGGGTGTTCGTGGCCTTGATACGACGCGCCATGCTCAGCAGCGGTGTTTCGGTCGGGCTGATGCGGTAGATGATGTCGGAAAGGTCTTCACGGTTGCCGACGGTTGCGGTCGTCAGCTGGGTATTGGTTGGTGCTGCCATGTCTTTCTCCTATCGCCTCACGGCGTACAAGATGGATTGGGTTCAGGTGAAGGCCGAGAACAGGGCGGCGGCATCGCGCACGCTGCCAGACTGTTGCAGGCGTTTCATTGCTTGGGTGCGGCCGTCGGTGGGATTCGCAGGCGATACGCCTGGGCGTTCCACTTTCGGGGGCGCCTTCGCAACCTTCTGGCCGGCCTCGGCGGCGCGCTTCAGTAGGTTGCGGTATTTCATCGCGTCGTGAGCCAGGAGCAGCACCTTGGCATCGAGAACGGTTCGGCCATCATTGGCGCTGAATCCCCGTTCTCCCATGAACGATTCCAACTCGCCCATGGCGGCCTTGAACTTTGCCGGGTCCTTCCATTCGGGTAGCTTGTCAAGCAGCGCCTGTTGCTGCGCCCGCAGGAAGTCATGGTCGGCCTTTTGCCGCTCTTGCTGCTGTTCGGTGCCGATGCGGTGCAGTTCCTGCTGTGCCTTTCCCAAGTTCGCTTGTCGCTCACGGAGGATGCGTTCTTGGGTAAGGTATTCGACAGGATCGCGATCGAGCAATTCCTGTGTCAGGACCTTCTGTGCGTCGGCAATGATTGCCTCCTGGGTCAGTGCGAAGGCATGCAGTTGCTGCTGGTAGCTGTCGCGGTCCGCGCGGGCCTTCTGGATCTCCGCGTCGGCGGCCTTGCGCTGCTCTGCTGCCTCCATGGTCTTGCGGGTGTAGTCCTGTTGACGCAGGCCACCCTTGTGAAGCTCCGCCAGCTCGGCCTTGGTCAGCGTCACGTCCTTGCCGTCGACCTGGAAGGTCACGGTGTCAGCGCCACCATCTTGGCCCTGCTGGTCCTGCTGTTCGCCGCCGGCATCGTCTGCATTGTTCTGGTTGGCGCCCGCCTCCTCGGCTGCTAGGCGCTCCGCTGCAGATTCCTCCGACTCCTCGTTTCCGCTCTCAGCTTGGGCTTCACCGCCAAGGAAAGAGGAAAACAGGCTCGCTCCCGCTCCGGCATCGAGTGGTGCGCCGCCGGCCGTGCCGCCTTCGCCGACCTGCTCGCGATAGATGCCGCCACGGATGAAGAGCTTTTTCAACTGCCTGCTGATGTTCATGACTGCCTTTCTCGGGTTCCCTCACGGGATTGTCCGCACTGCTACTGGTTAAACTTCGATGATTTCGCCGGTGGTCAGCTGGTAGCGGGCCGTGCCGGTGTTGACTTCGATGCCGGAGCCGTTCTTCGCCTGGATCAGTGGATCGATCTTGTCGGGGTGCCACATTCGGACCACCTGGCGCTTTTCGGCTTGGACCATTGCGGTCAGCTCGTCCAGGGAGACGTTGCTCTTGGAGCGCCCCATCGGCGTTTCAGCATCATCGGCTGGCGCCGTTGGTTCCGCACGCTTCAACTCCAGCCCACCGCCTGCTTGGCCCGCTCCAGCATCGTCTGCTGGTGGTGGAGTTCCGCCTTCGCCAGCTGCCCCGACTCCAGGCTGCGGCGCAACGTCAGCTGGAGCTTGTCCGCCAGCTTTAGCAGCTGGTACAGCTTTTCCCGTCCCTCCTGATCCCTTGCCGGACTGTTTTCCCATGATTCGATGATCTCCTGTTTCACGTCATTGAAAGCTTGAGCAAACGCTGGGTTCTCAAGCACCAAACGCGCCTGGTCGGCGTCGTAAATTCGTTTGTCGAGGTCGCTCACTGCGCGGCTCCAAGGTTCGCAGCGTCTTCAGCCGCGTTCAGGGTTGGGTCATTCTGCTGGCCGGCGCTGATCTGGGCGGCGACGATCTTGCCTTGCTCGCTGATGTCGGCTTTGTAGCGTTCGACTTGGGCGTTCAGCTCGGCCTGATACTCGGCGCTGGCGATCTTCTGGCGCTCCAGTTCGATGCGCGCCATTTGCTGCTCGTGCTGGTAGGCGGCCTGCTGGGCGTCGAGCTCGGCTTGCTGCTGGACACGCAGGGCCTGCTGCTCGGCTTCTAGTTGCTGACGATTCTGGTCGACTTGCATTTGCGCCTGGGCCCTGATCTGCGCCTCGGCCAGCTGTGCCTGGCGGTCGAGCTCCGCGTTCTGCTGCTTGAACTGCAGCTCCAGGGCGAAACGCTGCTGGTCGAGCTGCAGCTTAGCCATGTTCGGATCTGGCGCCTGCGGCTTCGGTGGCATGCTGGCCGGATCGGTGAAGAATTTGCTTGCGTCCTTGAAGCCCAGGGCTTCCGCCAGCTTCACGTCGGTGTTGTAGATGTTCTCCGGCGTCGTGATGCCGATCTGCAAACCCTCCATTTGCTTTTGGCTCAGCACGGAAAGGTGGTTCACCAGCTGATCCTTGTTACCGGTGCCCAGGCCGACATTAATCGTCAGCTGGAACTGGTTCGTCCATGAGCGCGGGTCGATATTGACCCACTTCCCATTCAGCTTGATCTGCTCGGCCTTCTTCTGGTACTGCGTGACCAACTTGAGGATCATGTTGCCCAGGTCGGTGAAGCCGCCCTCGGCCATGGTGCGGCTGATCAGCTCGACGCGGGAGTCGGCGCGGTTGGTGACGATGTTCGCCTGCGTTGCGGTCTGCTGCAGTTGCAATCCATTGCCGCCCATGCTCTGGCGCGACCAGCCGGTCGATTCCTCGGCCTGCTGCTCGTACCACTCCAGCATCTGCATCGTGCCGCCGATATCTCCCGCGCCTTGATCGAGGCGCCCCACGGCGCCAGGCGACTTCACGCGCACCACGCCGCCAGGACGGGAGTTCAGGAGGTCGTCCAGGTTCACCTGACCCTCTTGCGCGAAGTAGCGGCCGTTTACCTGCAGGTAGACGTTGTCCAGGGCTGCTCGCATCAGGCTGGTGCGCACGCGCTGCGCCTCGATGGCCAGGTCGGCCGGGCAGGTGCCGTAGAACTGGTGCGGTAGCGGCACAGAGTCGAGTGCAACGAACGGATGCCCGTCGCATTCCTCGTTCGAGAAGACGTGTTTGCCGGCCTTCAATACCTTGCGCCATTCTGGAATGCCGTCGCCGTCCCAATCCACCTGCTGGTAGGACTCCATCAGCCAGATCTCGCGCTGCGATGGGTCGGTGCTGTCGACTCGATCGGTATCGCGGTACAGGTCGTTCGTGAACTGGTCCGCGTCCAGGCGGTCGGCGTTGTTCAGCGACGTATCATCCCCGCTCGGCAGGTCGTCCGGAATATCATACCCGGCGGACTTCAGGTAGCCGACGGTACGCTTGAAGCGGTGGCCGCACCATGGCGTGATCGAAAGATTGCTTCCGCAGCGCTTGCTGTTCAGGAATTCCCACGGCGGGACGTTCTCCACACACAGGCGGCCGCCATCCTTCACGCGCTTGCAGACAACGTCATAGAGGAGAGGGGCGGGTTGCTGCTGGAGCTGCATCAGCTGGGCTTGCAGTCGCTGCACCTCCTGCGCGGCCTGTGGATTTTGCATTGCGG